GTATCTGATGCCGCTACAGCTTGTGCAACTTCTGTCGTTGCTGTAGCAAGTGCTGTGTTAACCGCTTGTTGTGCAGGACTTACGACCACTTGTTCTGCAGGCGCTGGAACTTCATCACCATATGCAACGCTGGGTCCAAAAAGGAAAAGCCAGCCTATTATAAAAAGGCTGGTTAAAAAATACTTAATCTTTCTAGTCAACTAAGGCTCTCCAAAGTAAAACAATATTTTTGTTTACTTAGTAATTATAGCAGAGTGTTAGTTTAAATTACTTAGGGTTATCTGTTTTATAAAAGCCATTACCTTTAAACTGTATACCAAACGGAGTAAAGTGTCTGGTCATTTGTGATTCACATTGAACACATGTGTAACCTGGATCATTTTCTGTTATTGATCTGTTTACTGACATTGTTGCGTGTGCATCATCATATGAGCATTTGTATTCGTATACTGGCATTCCCTATCCTTTAATTATAGTGAGCAGTTTAAGGACATACTCAGGTCCATCCTGCGGGTAACGGCCCGCTATCTGCGACTTCCCGATGAAGGGGTGCAGATTTCTATTATACCCTACTTGATTTTAATTGTTTTTGGTTTCTTTTCCTCTGGAACAATACGCTCCAAAGAAATACGCAACATTCCATCTTTGACTTCTGCGCCAGTTACTTCGATGAATTCAGCTAATGCAAATTCACGGGTAAACTTACGGGCTGCAATTCCCTTATGAATTACCTTTTCTGCTGTTGCTTCAGTCTTAATCTCACCTGTTACTGTAAGTGTTTGTTCTTTTACAGCAACATCAAGATCATCCTTTGAAAAACCAGCCACTGCTACTTCAATGCAGAAACTATCCTCATCTTCCATTTGGATGACGTTGTATGGTGGGTATGTTGATTGTGTTGAGTGATTGTGGATTCTTGAGAGTCTTTCAAAATCTCTATTAAATCCGATAAAAAATGGATCATTAAAAAAATCCAGTGTTGTAGTTACCATTTTTGCTCCTTTTAAGCGAGTTAAATTAGTACCCCCTATTGGCAGGTACTAATATATTATATCATTATGGAACTGGAATTACAACTATCTTGGTTGACTTACATCCCTTTAGGCCTGTTATTAATGCCGTTTTTTCTTTAGCATCTATAGACAAACCCCACCTTGCTTTAATGGATACCCAATTTGCAATATATTCGCAAACATAGGATTTATTAGTTGGCACCCAGTCTGCGGGGTCTTGATCAGATTTAGATCTATTTGATGATCCAGTTACCGCAATTAAATGTCTTGGGTCTGTCATATCATTTGCATACTGTTGTCTCTTAAGGTCTGTCCATGCTGATGCTCCAGAGTCCCAAGCTTCTGCAAGAGGAACCATGTGATCTACATCTAATTTGCCAGCTTCAGTAACTTCAACATTATCATAAATGCTTAACCATTTTCCCCCAGTTAACGCACAATCTTTTCCAATTGTTGGCTTAACTAAAGCCTCATCGATAATAACTGATTTACGTGAATCGCATCCTAATTGTCCTGCACGGCTAATTGTAATCCAATGCTTAAACTTTGTACGTACATATCCTGCACGTACTTCATCTGCAACCTTTATTGAATCAATTGCTTTTTGTACTGTTGTATAAGATTTATTTGCTGCTTCTGCTTGAGAAGTTGATAGGACTAGTATCAATCCCAAGACTACTAGTCCCACCTTCTTCATAATTACTTTGCCTTCTTTGCTGGTGCCTTAACTGCTGCCTTTTTTACAGGTGCTGCAGCCTTTGGAGCAGCATCCCAATCTGGGCGAGCTACTGACATAACTAAGCTATAAGGACGCTTCTTCTTAAATACGCCATCTCCGTTTGCTTGTGATCCTTTTGTATCTCCCGATGTGTTTCCTTCATATGTTATAAGGTTCTTTCCATCGTTTGAAATAACAATTCCAACATGCTCTGTGTCTGTTGGGGTCTTATCAAAGTTAAAGAATACTACATCTCCTGCTTGTGCTTGTCCAATCGGAACAATTCTCTTATTCTTTGCAAACCATTGTGCTCCTGCATCGCATGATGCAAAGCCCTTCTTTGTTGAAGCAGCAACTAAATGAACTACTCCAGCATCATCAAAGCATCCTGAAACAAACATTGCACACCATGGTTGGTTATTCATTCCATAACGCTTTCCAAAAATTGTATCGTTATTAGTTCCTTCTGTGTACTTCTCATCAGCATACTTCTTAGCCGCTGCTAATACTTTTGCTGCATTTGGGTGAATTACTTCTGCCATTTTATTTCTCCTTATTGTAATTGACTATACTATAAGTATAGCATTTCTTTATTTGAGCGGATGATCAGAATCGAACTGACCCCTTCTGCTTGGAAGGCAGAGGCACTACCAATATGCAACATCCGCATTGCGCCGTCGGCAGGAAACGAACCTGCGACCAAGACCTTAGAAGAGTCCTGCTCTATCCCCTGAGCTACGAAGGCATTCCTTTAATCGTTTGGAATATCTTCCTCATGCATATTAATCTCTACCAAGCCTAACTCTTTTGCCATTTCATGGCCTTCTTCTGACATTTCTATTGTTGCTTCAAGGTTATCATTATATGTAACCTTTATTAATCCCGCCTCATATAGCTGAACCAATGACCTATCTACATGCTCTTGATGGGCTTCCCATAATTCTGGAGCAATGTATTTTGCTTTTTCTGTAATCTGGAAAATAAATTCTCCATGCTCATCCATACCTGCCAACTCAACTGCACCCATCTCTAGGTACCTTGATAGTTTCTCGTCATCATCCATGCGATCTCCTTGTGCAACAAGTAGGACTTGAACCTACGATTACCGAATTATGAGTTCGGGGCTTTAACCAACTAAGCTATTGTTGCTTAGAAGTATATTATAACGTGCCGTCTTCGTTCTTGTCAATAGTTTCTTCAACTATTTGCTGTACATATTCTGAAAAATGTTTTCTAATATTACCCATTGGCCTATGGCCAGCGGCTATCCAAATCCTTTTATATTCAACTACATTAGAAAATGTAGTTGGACAAAGAACCGTTCCATTATATTCTTTTAACACAGTTGGAAGCGGAACATGCTTGCCACAGCATTTACATTCCTTAGCTTTTTCCTGATATGTACTCATATGATCATCATCCTATCCATTGCATCTCTTAATTCTTCAGGCATTCGTGGCGCCCTTATCATGTTATACGAATTAGTCTCACCATCTGGCTCTGTATGGAAATCGTTATCATAACTCATTGATTCATACGTATGAACATTTATTTCTTGATTTGTATCAAATTTACTTCTACTAATAGAATTGTAAATAGCTCCACAAACAGCATCCGCTAAGTCTTTTGAACCTTTTCGTGGGTGGTCTACTCTATCTCTCATAATCTTTAACTGAAGTAATTCATCTATAAGCAATTGAATATGGGGCCCAGTTAATCTTTCTTCCGCCACAACCATAGCCATGTCATCATAATGCTTTTTAGCGACAGATAGAATCTCTGTATTGATGCCATATTGTTTTAGTTGTTGCATCATATCATGAGAGTTCCATCTGTCAAAGGTACATACTCGTATCTTAAATCCACGAGTTCTTAAAGATAAAATATAATCTTTTACTTCTGTAAAGTCAACAGACTTATCTGCTGTAGGTGTCCAGAATCTTACAGCATCGATCTCCACCAAAGGTGCTGGCTGAGAATAGCTATCCGTAACCTTAATATTAACCCATTTATTTACATGTCCCATTGCAACAGCACAATGGTCATGCTTTTGAGCTAAGTCAACATGCAAGAAGTATTCTTTATCTGGATCTGGTATAAACCACTCCTCAAGTCTTCCAAAATTATCTACGGCCAAATGTGCTTTACTAAAAGCTTTTTCAATCTTTTCTCTTGATTTAAAGAATGCATCAACAGCATCTGGTGGCATACACGCAAATCTTGATAGAGCATCTAAAGGGTTAGTAAAGAATGCTACTTTAAAGTCATCGATCTTTCTAACTGGATTAACTTCCCATGTAGGTCTTTTAAGAGCATAGACTCTAGGAATCTTATAAGAAACAATATGGTCTTCTTCCCACTCTACCGTAAACTCATTTCCCTGAGTATCATCGGGTAGATCTTCATCCATCTTAAACTTATGATCACGAATAATAGTTTCTTTTTCCGCTACTACCGCATTGTATCTTTGCTGTATGTAATCATTCTTATACCTAGGAAAGGAAAGAAGTATTACCTTGCCGAAGTCTGGAAAACGAGAGTCTACAGATGCACGGTACATATCATATATAGCTGCACCTGTCTTTGCTTGCTCATGTCCTGTTGTATTGTCAATAGCAAATCCTGAAATTTCATCAAGGATAACTACAATTACGTTATACCCTTCCCATGCTTCACGCTCTGAGTGACCTGAGTGTACTGTAATAGCCTTATCAAACTTAACTTCTGAAGCCTTGTCATTATACTTACCAGCAAACCAAGGTGACTTGTCGATTCGTGTTTTAAATCCCTTAAAGAAAACGTTGCTTGCCTGTTGTGAGTTAATAGCAATGTTAATAATATCAATGCTATCTCCTGGCGGTTTTCCGTAATATGTTGCAGGGTCTTTAAGGCATAGCAGTAAATAAACTATGTACGCAACTGCAATTGTTGAGCAATAATCTTTTCCAGATCCTTTGCCTAACTGTGCAACAACTTCATTAGCGGTTTGCTTAAACCTTATTTTTCCTTCTTCTTCTCCAAAAAGCTTAATGAGCGTTGATTCTTTGTAGATCTGCGAACTTTTTTCAATAAGCGTGTACTGGTAGTCGGAAAGCTCTGGAAGCCCAAGGTATTCTGGACTTCTAACAAACGTTTTAAGATCGACTGGTTTTTCATCGAACTCCTCTCCATCG